TGGTTGTTACAAGAAGACTATATAATAGGAGAAGGTAGTAGATTATCTACTGACGCTGATCCGTCAGCGCAGAATGAATTGTTCGATAGGTTAGACGATACGATCCTTGATTTTAGTGAGAATAATCCATTTGGTGATGCAGGGAGTTTAGGTTAATGTTAGGCACACAATATTATCATGAGACAATCAGAAAAGTGGTTGTTGCATTCGGTACAATGTTCAATAATATATCGTTGGTTCGTAGGGACGGTGATGGAAAAGTAGTTCAGTCAATGAAGGTTCCGTTGGCATACGGGCCACGACAAAAGTTTTTGGTTCGTCTTGCAGAAGACCCCTCGTTGACAAAACAAGTTGCGGTCACATTGCCACGAATTGGTTTTGAAATCAATAATCTTACATATGACGCTTCTAGAAAACTCAATCGAGTTCAAAAATTTAAAAAGACAAAAACTGGTAGTGGCGGTAAATCACTTGAAACACAATTTATGCCTGTTCCATACAATGTTGGATTTGAGTTATATGTTCTTGCAAAAAACTCTGATGATGCTTTGCAGATTGTAGAACAAATTCTTCCATATTTTCAACCAGACTATACTCTTACAATTAATGATATGGCTGATATGGGAATTAAAAGAGATGTTCCAATTGTATTAAATAGCATATCTTATGAAGATGATTATGAAGGCGATTTTACAAACCGAAGAGCTCTAATTTATACTTTAAGTTTTACTGCAAAATTTTATCTTTACGGTCCTGTTACATCACAATCTATTATCAAGACTGTACAGGTTGATCAGTTTACGGACCTCAAAGATAATGCTCCCAAGAGGGAGCAGAGACTTGTTGTTACACCTAATCCTACTACAGCTGATGCTGATGATGATTTTGGATTTAATGAAACAAGCTCTTTCTTCCAAGATGGAGAATAGTAATAAAGAGGTATTGTAAATATGAGTGATGATATTGATAAAGCGCTTGGCATTGTTCAAGAAATTTCAACAAAAAATAAAAAACAAGAAGTGATGCTGCCATCCCAAGAAGATTGGGGTGACGCTAATACTGATCATGTGGAGAGAGATTATGAATACCAGCGACAAAACTTCTACAATTTGGTCGAAAAAGGAACGAATGCAGTGGAAGGAATACTGGAACTCGCCAAAGAATCGGACCATCCACGAGCATATGAAGTTGCCGGAAACCTTATTAAACAGGTTGCTGAAGTTACTGAAAAACTTGGTGACTTACAAGAGAAAATGAGAAGACTAAAAGAGGTGCCTAACAACGCACCAAAGAGTGTGACAAATGCACTCTTTATTGGGAGTACTGCTGAATTGCAGAAGATGTTAAAGGAAAAATAATATATTATGAAAGTTAAATATTTTAAACCAGATATTTTTTCCACAGACTTTCCTATGGAAGAACCTAGTGTGATAACAACAGGACGGGTTGTTAGAGCATACATGCCAGTGGATAGAACAGGAATATTCAATAAGTTTAACATGACGTATGATCCAATCCCAAAAGTTGATATTTTTAATAAAACATTTGAAGATTGTTGTATGGATACTGCTAAGAAATTGTGGTCCTTGAATAAACCCATAGAACTATTTTGGAGTGGCGGAATTGATAGTAGTGGAGCTTTAATTGCATTAGCAGAAACAAAATCAAAATCAGATGTTTTAAATATTCGTTATACTAAAGAGTCAATTTCAGAATTTCCTTTGATGTGGGAAAAGATTGTAAAACATTTAAATAATCCTATCAGCGAAAGTCAAATTTTAGATGATACGCTTTTTATGAATGACGATATCATAAAAGTAACAGGTGAATGTGGTGACCAGTTATTTGGTAGTGATGCCTTACATAAAAATTTAGATAAAAAAGATGATGACTGGGAAACTATTTTTAACTGGGATAGTCAGTCTTTATTTGGATCAGAGGACTTAAATCATTTTCAAAATAGAAAATTAAATTTATTTAAAGTTTTGACTAAACATATCGAATCATCACCAGTAGAAATAGTTAATATTTTTGATTTGTATTGGTGGTTAAATTTTTCATTGAAATGGCAAGATGTAGATAATCGTATGATATTTACATATACGACATGCCCAAAATGGCAGTCTACTTTGAGTTTTTTTAACACTGAAGATTTTCAAAAATGGTCAATAGTTAATCATGGTATAAAACATGGTGGAACTTGGAAAACATATAAACAACCAGCAAAAGAATACATAAACAAATATGTAAAAGATGAATCTTATAGAAAAAATAAAACGAAAGAAGCTTCACTTATAAAAATTTTAATTGGGTCAGCAGGTGATGAATATACATATGAGTTTAGACAAAAAAGAAGAAATCATCCAATGACTATAAAATTAGTTCTAGATGATGGAACTTATTTTAGAAATAAAGATATCATACCCGAAGAATTAAAAAGAGAAGTTTATAACAGATAAATATTTAAGAATATAAGGGGATAGTTATGGCATGGAAAAAAGTTATAGTTCGCACAAAACCAAATTCTGATACTGCTTTTGAAAAAATAAGTGATGAGGTGCAGGCATATATGATAACAAATTATAATGATACTGGAAAAAGAACCTCACATGGGGTAACTGTAAGTGATGATGGTTTAGTCACAACACATACAAATATTTTTAAAGATGAGGCATCTAAAAATGAATTTCTAGCAGATTCAACTATTGCAGCTGAATCTACTAGAAGAAATACTATAAACGCATCCAACAGTATCGTAAAAGAAGTAACAGTGGATGAAGAGGTGTAATGCATTGCCCATTTTGTAGTGGTAATATTGATGACCCAGATTACATAGATGAGATTGAATGGGATGAAGATGAGTAGATTTAAAAAAATACTTCTGAAGATTGAAAAAATCTTAGGAGTGGGATATAGATATTAATGACAGGATTTAAAAAAATACAAACTTTTGATGTAGTTTTGTTTGCTACTTCACCTGATATACATACACCTCAAAGAACACTTGGTGTTTATCGTATTGCACACTTATTGAGACAACAAGGATTTAAGGTAAAGGTGGTAGATTTTATCTATCACTTATTGAAAGACCATAAAGAACATTTGTTTTTATATCTAGCAGAAATATGTTCGCCAGATACTTTGTTTGGATTTTCTACTACATTTTTTGTAGAATTTATTGAAACAAATGAAATAGAGGAGAATCTAAAGGTTCCGGGCTGGCGACGAGGATATCTTCAAAAAGTTGCTTATGAGAATAAACAAGTGGATATTGATGAAAATCTTATGGACTTGTTTGATTTTTTAAAACATGATTTTGATAATGCAAAAATTATCATGGGTGGGTATGGTGGTGCAAGCCGACCAATTTTTAATCAGTGTCCGATTGACCATTGGATCATGGGATATGCAGAAGAATTTACAGTCTCTACGATTAATCAAATTCTTGCCGGTGATGAACTTCCAAAAATCATTAATGTAACTTCAGCTAATTGGAACTTTAGAGAATCTGGTAGTTGTTTTGACATAGAGGATAATATTTTTTCTGGTGAAACTTTGCCAATTGAACTAAGTCGAGGATGTGTGTTCAAATGTAAATTCTGTAGTTTTCCCCTACTAGGAAGAAAACCTGATGACAAATATTTGAAAGAGGAAGACTGTATTTTTAATGAGATGATGCATAATTATGAACATTTTGGAACAACAAATTATTTGATGATGTGTGATACTTTCAATGAATCAACTCATAAACTTCTAAATATAAATTCTGCAATGAATAGGTTTAAGAGAGAGACAGGAGAAAGTATGCGTTATGGTGCATATGTGAGATTAGATTTATTAGAAAGGTTTCCAGAGCAAATTGAGATAATGGGTGAAATGGGAGTTAAGGCATCTCATTTTGGGATTGAGAGTTTACATTATCCATCAGCAAAAAGTGTTGGTAAAGGACTAAAGACAGAAAAGATATATAAAACTTTAGAAAAATGTCGAGACACTTGGCCATCAGATGCAATAATGTATTCTGGTTTTATTATTGGTCTCCCACACGAAACTAAGGAAACAGCTACTGAATGGTGTAACATATTATTAAATAGACAAATACCTTTAACATGTTGGAAACTTGCACCTCTATCTATGGAGAAAGATATTTCTAGTAATGTCCCATATTTAAGCGAGTTTGACCGAAACGCTGAAAATTATGGTTATGATCGTAGTGGTGCCGAGTGGACAAACGAACATTGGTCTTTTAGCGAAGCAAAAAACTTTGCTGAAGAATGGAGTAGAAAGTTTATAGACAATGAAAGTTATACAAGTGGCCATTCTTGGAATTCTGTCATTAGACTGTCAAAACATTTAAACCAAGGAAACAAAAAAGAAAATGCAAAAATATTTTATAAAGAATATATGAAGCGTTGTTTATGGAATGTGGAATATAGGTAACAAAAAAAATGTATGATGCTATAATATTTACAGGAGTTAGTAATTGGCAAATCCCTATGAAAACCATAGGTGCATATAAAATTGCACAATCTATGAGACAAAGAGGATATAAAGTAAAGGTTATTAATAATTTTTTAGAGGTGTGGGATAATCACAGAGAAGATTTAATATTATGGATGAGGGATACTTTAAAACCTGATGCTAGATTTGTAGGCATCAGTGGAACCTTTGCGCCTGAGCCAAAACATATTAAAATGGAGTATAATCTTGGAACAATTTTGAAGGATCATGCTTGGGATACCTTTAACTTATTCTTAGATGATATGAAAGAATTTTTTCCAAAGGTGCCCATTGTATTGGGTGGACATACTATGGCAGCAAGAAATATTTTTCTCAATCTCAAAGACAGTAAAATAGATTATTGGGTGGATGGAATAGCAGAAGAATCCATACATAAATTTCTTGATGAGAAAGCACCACCAAAAAGATTTCGATATGATGTTTTGGGTTTGTCACATGATTTTCATAATAGTAAACCAGTTTTTGTAAAAGAAGATGGAGTAATGCCTTATGAAGTTTTACCTTTTGAAATGTCTAGAGGGTGTAGATTTAAATGTTCGTTTTGTTCTTTTCCATTGTTAGGTAAAAATCCACATGATGATAAATATTTAAGATCAGAGCAAAGTGTATACGATGAACTAAAAAGCAACTATGAAAACTTTGGTGTTACAAAATATAATATGTTATGTGATACTTTCAATGAAACAACAGAAAAAATTGAGATGTTGTGTCGAGTTCAAGAAAAACTAAAAATCAATATCAAGTTTTCTTCATATCTAAGAATTGACTTGTTACATGCACATAAAGAGCAAATACCACTTCTTCATGAAGCTGGACTAAACACTTGTCATTTTGGTTTAGAGTCATTTAACCATGAGAGTGCAAAATCAATTGGTAAAGGTTTGAGAAAAGAAAAAGTAAAAGAAACTTTACATTTATGCAAAGAAATATGGGGAGATGATGTATTGACGAATGGTGGGTTCATAACAGGCTTGCCATACGAAACTCCCGACACAATGAATGTTTGGTGCCAAGAACTTTTTGATGAAGAATATCCGTTAGATACTTGGAAGTTGACAACATTGGCATTTATGAATCAAGGAAAAGATGTAGATGCATATCCCTATTCATCTGCTTTTGAAAAAGACCCTGCAAAATATGGATATACATTTGCTGAAGATGAACCTACAAATTGGAACAATGGAACTTTTACAAAAAAATCTGCTGCCAAGTTTGCAGAATCTTGGAGAGAAAAATGGAAAGAAAAAATAAAAGTTGGAAGTTGGCATGCCATGGGTTTACAGTCTTATAATATATATGATGAGTTTCATTGGGAAGATATTCGTAAATTAAAAAGACATCACTTAATGTATCCTACAGAGGGATTTACAGAACGTCTTAACGGTTTAAAGAAAAGATATATAAAAGATTATTGGAACAGAGTGTCTACATAATTGGGAAAAAATTATGATTAAAATTTTAAATAAAAATTCAGATGACAATGTAATTGAAAATTGTTACGATGATTTATATAGCTATGCTGTATATTATGGAGAGCAAATCGTTGATGTAGAAATTGGTGATAGCGCATGGTATTATCGATTTATGAATGGCCATTGGCATGGTAATGTCAAGAGAGGTCCGAGCAAAATTAATAGTGATAAATTATGTGTTGTGATAAGAGGATATGCTTGTGCAGACAGAAGTGTTCAAATCTTAGGAACAAACCTACCATACATTAATGGGTGTTCAACGGAATCTCTACTGCCACCTATTCGTTTGGGTGATCCTACTATGCAATTGTTGTATATGCCAGCGGGTAGTTCAGAACAAGAAGAACATATACATTCTACTGCAAGAGTAGTTTATATGTTGGATGGTTTGGGAACTTGTGTATACGGACTTGGAAAGGACAGGAAAGAAGTTAGTATTGCAAAAGGAGATGTTCTCATCTTAGAAAAAATGTGTCCTCATCATTTTGTTACAGAGGAAGAAGCTTTGGTGTGTAGTCCTTTACACATCTGGAGTTCAGTAGGAGCAGTAGAAAAAAATCATCCTATGTTTAACGGCACACATTTAACCTAAATAAATCATGGTAGAACAATCAGTATATTTAGGAAATCCTAATCTCAAGAAAGCCAATGTCGCTCAAGAGTGGACAAAGGAAGAACTTCAAGAGTATCAGAGGTGTATGAATAACCCACAATATTTTGTGGAAAACTACATTATGATTGTGTCTCTTGATGAGGGTCTAATACCATTTAAGCTCTATGACTTTCAAAAGGATATGATAGGAACGTTCCATAACAATCGTTTTACGATATGCAAATTACCCAGGCAATCGGGAAAATCTACTACTATCATTGCCTATCTACTTC